ATGGCGACTAATTTAAAAAAAGAAGACTTTTATTACGACCTACCAAAACATTTGATAGCGCAGCAGCCTATAGCTCGCCGCGACGGGTCAAGACTAATGCATATCTGCCGTACGACAGGGCAGATTGCACATAAGCAGTTTACAGATATAAAAAGTGTCCTGCGCCCAGGCGACTGCCTTGTTGTAAATGATTCGCGGGTTATCCCCGCACGCTTGATGAGCGATAATAACGTAGAAATGCTGCTGCACGAGCGTTTGGAAGATGGCCGTTGGGCGGTAATGGTAAAGCCCGGCAAAAAAGCTCGTGAGGGTGACACTCTGTCATTTGCGGGCGGTAGGCTTATTGCCACTGTACAGGAGCTGATTGAAGGCGGCTTGCGCGTAGTAAAGCTTTCCCATGAGGGCGCGTTTGAGCCATTGTTGGAAGAAATAGGCGAGATGCCTCTGCCGCACTATATTGAGGAAGAGCAAAAAGACACTTCCCGGTATCAGACCGTATACGCAAAGAACGATGGCTCTGTAGCCGCTCCCACCGCTGGTTTGCATTTTACCACAGAGATATTAGACGAAATAAAACAGATGGGTGTTAACATTGCCACTGTAACTCTGCATGTGGGAATGGGAACGTTTCGCCCCGTTAAGGAAGAAGACATAACGAAACACCTCATGCACAGCGAATACTGTAGCATAGACCCAGAAGTGGCTGATTTGCTTAACCAAACCAAGAAAAACGGCGGAAGAGTTATAGCCATAGGTACAACCAGCTGCCGCACGATAGAAAGCCGTGTAAGCGATAGCGGCGAAGTTTTGGCAGGTGCGGGCAAGACAGATATTTTCATTTACCCGGGTTATACATTTAAAGTAATGGATGGCTTGCTGACTAACTTTCATTTACCCGAATCTACGCTTATTATGCTGGTATCGGCATTTGCCGGACACAAAAAGACTATGGAAGCCTATAACGAGGCTGTTAGGGAAGAGTATCGTTTTTTTAGTTATGGCGATGCGATGCTGTTGCTATAACAGATTTCAGTTTACAAAATATAAGCCTGAAATGCCTTGATTTCAAGGGACTTCGGGCTTTTTTTATTCCTCATCTTTATGCAGGAGTCGGAGTTCGATTCCGTTTTTGAATCGAATTAACTCGACCTTGCTATCTTTTATACAAAAGTTTTGGACATTTGACCTCAAGAAATCCTTGAAAATACGCGGGTCAATTTCACGTATGTATTTTTCGTAATTTATATCTCTTATGTCTCCTAGAGACTGGTTAATTATGAAATGCGATGCACTGTCAAGGAAGTCATAATCTGAGACGGAAAACTGGCTTGCGCGGCTTTCTTCCAGCTCATTGATGCGGGTGTCAACTTTTTCTAACTCGTCAGTCATCCGTTTGCGTTCCAGCACGTAGTCTTTTTCTGGAATAGCATCCTCGCTGTACAGGAACAGGTTTTGCAGTCTTGATAAAGCCCTCTCCAGACGTCGCTTTTCCGATGCCAGAAGGTCAATTTCTTGTGAGTTTTTTTCAGGCTCGGGTCTCTCTTGGGTCTCGTAGGTGAATATGTCAGGGAACTTCTCGCGGCGCAAAGTATCATAAAGCTCTTGCAGGCCTACTCCTTCGATATGTTCCACTTCGGAAAGCTCTTTGCCGCGCAGCAGCTTCTTTTCGAGCACAGCAATGTCAGTGGTTCTGCCAAAGCTCTTGTGCACCTTGACCAGATTGGCAATAAAATTTATGACAGGTGGGCCTATTTTCACGTCAGAGACATATTTGTTTTTGCAGTCATTAAACCTACGTTTGCGCGAACAAAGATAAATAGACGGCTTCCAGCCGTTGGAACGCTCTCTGTCTGTTGTTGCACCCATAACAGAACCGCAATAGCCACAACGCAACAGTCCAGCGAAAACATGGACATTACCGCGATTATATGATGTCCCTGTCCCTTTAATGCGCCTATTCGAGGTCAAAAATTCAGATACCCTTTCCCATTGCCCACGCTCAATGACGCCCACATGATTGTTTTCAATCAAAATCCATTCGGATTCTGGCTTGATATCATTGTAACTTACGTTCCCGGTTCGGGATTCGTCGCGGTAATTATAACGATAAATCCCGATGTAGAACGGGCTGCGCAAAATGGTCTGGACAGTCGTTGGACTCCATGAACTGCCTCTCCTGCTTTTGATACTTTTCTCGTTGAGCATCTTGGCTACCACTACTAGAGACCTCTCCTGCTCATATAGATTGAAAATCATGCGAACTACAGCAGCTTCACTCTCGATAATAGAGAATGTCTTTGTTGTCTTGTCGTAATGATATCCAAATGGTACACGTCCGCCATTCCATTGACCGGAGGCGGCACGAGACAGCATTGTCGCAGTCACCCTCTCGGATGTGACCTTTCGCTCCAGTTCAGCAAAGACCAGAATTATTTTGAGCATCGCCTCTCCCATCGCAGATGATGTGTCAAACTGTTCGTTTTTGCTGACGAAAGCAATGCCGAGTCTCTTTATTTCCTCATACATAGTTGCAAAGTCAATTAGGTTACGGCTTATACGGTCTATTTTCCAGACGACCAAGTGAGAAAATTCGCCTGTGCGGAGCCTTGCCATCATTTGCTGGTATGCTGGCCGCTCTGTATTTTTTGCGGAATATCCGGCGTCCTCGAAAATATCAGACCGTTCCATGCCTAGGGCGTACTTGCAGTAATTCAATAGTTCTTCTCTTTGTAGAGGCAAACTGTCTTTGTCAATCTGCCAATGGGTAGACACGCGAACATAAATTGCCGCTTTCTGTAGCATCTGGCTGTCGGATGTCAGGCGATTCGTTTTTTTTGATGACATTGCAAACCTCATTCGTCTTGGTTTATGTATAGAGGGGAGCAGATAAATAATGCCGTCAACTTCCCTGTACTGGTACTTTTCCATCAACTCAATTTTACGTGCTAATTTGCGCTCTCTCCGTAACTGGAACTGATAGGCCATTCTTTTTCTTCTGTTTTCATATACCTCTCAAGAATTGTCCAGAGAGTCTTTTTATCATGCGGGTCTGCTCGGTCATAGCAGCGTAGCAATAGAATCACTTCGGCACCAAGGGATTCTCTGGGCGTCGGTGAATCCGTAATACCACAGAGATAATCAACGGATACCTTGAGAGCTTTGGCAATCCTGACTACGATAGTAATTTCGGGTTGGTTTCTAGCTGACAGGTATCTAGAGATTGTTGCTTCCGTTGTATCGGCCTCGTCTGCCAGCCATTTTTGACTTATCCCGCGTGACGTTAGCTGGTGTCGCAGGATGTTGGAAAAAGCGGTATTATCCATATTATTGCACCTCCGAATTTCATTCTAACACTATCCTTATTGCGATGAAACATTTCTTACTCAAATTATAAGAAAAATTATCAAATACCTATTGACTATTACCGTTAGGTAAGTTATTATGATTCTAGTATCAATCAAACCACGTGCAGTAAAAGGCCGAGTGGTAAAAATTCTACTGAAAGGAGTCTTCACATGAATACAACAGAACTAAACGTCGCCATGGTGAGAAAAAATGTAACGGCGAATGACATGGCATTAGCCATTAGAAAATCGCATGTTTCTTTCAACAAGAAAAGGTCTGGTGAGATAGCTTTTGATGCTAATGAGATTATGGCCCTGTCAACCGCCTTGTCCCTTACCTTGCAGCAAGTGAATGTTATTTTTTTTGACAATATCTTACCTGATGGTAATTTTACCAGCAAAATGTAGTCTAATCATACACGAGGGTAAGGGGTGAGTCTATGGAGTGTGACTCTACACAGAGCACCGAGAATAGGTATTTTCGCTGTAGAAAAACAGCCGCTCTATGTAACGACAGGCTATACAGCAGAGAACGTACAGCAGAGTTGCTTGGCATATCGACTTCGACCCTTGCTAATTATGAGCTGGGAATTACAAAAACGGTGCCGCCGGATGCGGTAGTGATGATGTCGGATTTGTACAATGCGCCAGAGCTGAAATATTACTATTGTGCCAATGATTGTCCAATAGGACGACGGATGCCGATACCTACCACGTTTGAAAGCATCCAGATTATGGCTATAAAAGCAATGCAACGATTGAACTCAATTGAGGATATAAAAATCAAACTGGTTGAAGTGTCCGCTGAGGGAAAGGTTACAAAAGCTAACTTGTCTACGGTTATGAATTTGATGGACGGTCTCGACGGGCTTTGTCAAGCCCTAGGAGAGTTGCGACTTGCTTGTCAAAAGTTATTAGTGGATGGTGGTGTCAATGTCCATAACTAAAAAACGCGAAGATGCTTTACGAAAAATCCTTGCAGAAGATTTTGGAATATTTAGCGATGAGGAACTTATAGAGGCAATACGCAATATGGAACGGGTTAACTTGGCTATCATGCAAGCCCCGGTTAAATGGATGACAAAATACGACGATATTACTCTCAGTACACTCACTGGCAGTGTTGCGACATAACGAAACATGCCAGCTTGAAGACGACGACATTGCAGAAATTGCGGTCTATACAATACAGAAAATTTTGAGATATCCGGCACGACTAGGGAAAATGGTTGAAAACTATTCAGAACTAGGCGATGAACTGCCAACAGAAAGGAAGGAAAGCCATGTGTGAATATTGTCGGATGTCCATCTGCCCTAGTGCCTGTCCGAATGCACCGGAGCCTGAGGCACCTATGTGCCCAGAGTGCTCCCGGCACACCGATACCTACTACATAAACGATGGAGAAGTTATCGGATGCGACAAATGCATAACTCAAATAGACGCTTGGGAGGTGGCACCAGTTGCTTGATGCTCTAAAATTTCCAGAACTTAACTTTGACGAGACACGTCATCTCTACTCCATAGGTAGAGAAGTGTTGACAAGTGTTACAACAATTATGAAGCCATTGAGTGACGCCTATTATGGCGGTATTGACAAGGAAAGGCTGACAGCAGCAGCGCAGCGAGGAAAGATAGTTCATGGGTCAATTGAAAACTATCTGCTGTTTGGTGTTGACGATATCCCCTTGGAATATGAGGGGTATTATTCAGCGTTCAAGTCTTGGATGGACGAGGAAAAGCCTGAAATTATCTCGACGGAAGGCCGAATCTATCATAAGACTTTCAGGTATGCTGGCACATCTGATTTAAGCTGTGTTATACGAGGCCAGAACGTGTGCGTAGATTTCAAAACATCTGCGGAGATTGTTGAAATGCTGGCCAGGGTACAGCTAGAAGCATATAACAGGGCATTTATTAGCCACGGGATTAAGCATGATACTAAGGCGATTGTGCATTTGCGAAGGGATGGCAAGTACAAAATCAAGACGCTTCCAGGCGGGGACTCGGAAGCCTGGGAAGTTTTTAGCTCTCTTCTAATAACAAATAATTATTTGAAAAAATATAGGAGGTGATTATGGCAATGACAGAAAACACAATAAGTATGCCTGTTGTAAGTCAGCGGGTAGTGGCGATTGTTCCAGCACCGGCAGCCGAAATTGGGGATGAAATGAATGCAATTTTATCCACTGTTGAACAGAGGGCTGCGAGCTTAGTAATCGAAACAGATGAGGATTACGAGGGCGCAGCAGAATTTGGTCGAGAATTGAAAAATGCATCAGCCCAAGTGGTCGAGTTCTTCAAGCCTATAAAAAAGGCGGCAAACGAAGCGCATAAAACAGCTTGCGCAAGCGAAAAAACTATGCTTGCTCCTTTGACAAATGCAGAGGCTCTATTAAAACAAACCATGGGAAGCTTTGTTATGCGAAAGGAACGGGAACGACAAGAGATTGAAGCCAGAGCACGTTTACGTGCCAAGGAGGATTCCGACAAAATGTTAGAGGATGCCATCATAGCGGACGAATCTGGAGACACGGCAGCGGCGGAAAGTGCAATGGCGGATGCTCAGATGGCGCACTACATGAGCCAAAATATTACTATTCATACCGATGCTCTAAAAGCTACTGGGGTAAGCACATCTAAAGGGTGGACGATTGGTTCTGTCAATCCAGATGAAGTCCCTATCGAGCTCAATGGAGTGGTTTTAAGGCCAGTTGATGAAAAAACAATTATGCGACTCATTAAGGCAAGCAAAGGCACAATTACTATCCCTGGGATTAGATACAAGGAAGAAGCGATAATTTCTATCAGGAGGTAAATTTCATGGCAAATCAATCAATCGTAACAGCAGCTAGTGTAGCCGAGCAAAATGCTTTTGATGTAACCTACACCGTCAATGGAGCAGAGGTTCATCTGGATTTAGCTTTTGTCAAACGACAATTGGTAAGAGGACGCTCCGAATTCGTTTCAGACCAAGAGGTGCTGTTTTTTATCAACACTTGTCGCACCCAGAAGCTAGACCCGCGGGTATATGGTGACGTGTATCTAATTAAGTATAGCAAGGATGACCCGGCTCAACTTGTGGTTGGCAAGGATGCATATATGCGCCGAGCACATTCCCACCCGGACTACCTCTACAAACAGGACGGGATTGTGGTCAAAAGAGGAGATGAAATAATCCAAAAAGAGGGATGTTGCTTGTATCCCGGAGAGGAACTTGTAGGCGGATGGTGCAGGGTATATTACCATCGCAGAGGGCAAGACATTACAGCCTTCAAGGAAGTTTCTTTGGCAGAATACAACAAGAACATGGCTAATTGGAAAAGCAAGCCAGCTACGATGATAAACAAAGTGGCTATAACTCAGTGTGTCAGAGAGGCATTCCCAAAGGATTTTGAAGGGCTCTACTCCGAGGATGAACTTGTGGCATCTGGCGCAATCGAACCGGATGACCCTATTATTACACATGCACAGAGGCAGTCGATGTTCAAAAACGCCATGGGAAAAATGGGTGACCAAACCAATGAAATTCTAGGCAAAATGATTAAAGAATATGGGTATGATGCAACGACAGAAATGCCATTGTCTGTCTACAACAATATTATGAGCAAGATTGATGAGTGGCAGACCACTGATTATAAGACAGGCGTGACTCAAAATAGCACTGACTCTGGGGAATCAATGCAACAACAGCCAAAAGAAGCACCATAATAGCGGCATGAAATTATTATTCGGAAGGGGGTGGGAAATCCCGTGGCTAGAAAACGGATGGTTGACCCTGGAATTTGGCAAAGCCAAGATTATGGGAATTTGTCTGTCTTGGCAAAGTTGATATTCATAGGGCTATTTTCACAAGCTGATGACCACGGATACGGTAGGGCGAACCCGCAGTTCATTAAAAGTGTACTTTTCCCCTATGATGACCAAATAACAAAAAAGGATATAGAGAAGTCTTTGTCCGAGATTGCAAGTCATATGTCGATTCTGTTCTATAGGTCGGATGGAAACGAGTACTACCATCTGACCAACTGGCTTACTTGGCAGAAGGTAGACAGGCCTCAGCCAAGCAAATTACCAACCCCAGAATACGGTTCGGCGATGTATCGGGAACAATTCGACGATACATCGCCGAATGTTCTGCGAACTGTCCCGGATGATAAAGCGGAACAGACAGGGCGATACTCAAAGCACTTTGAAGGATTTTGGGATATCTATCCCCGAAAAGAAGGTAAGGCCGACGCTTACGGGAAATATCAGGCGCGCGTTAAAGACGGCTACTCGGCGGAAGAGCTAATCACTGCTGCCAGAGCCTACGCCGATAGGTGTTCAAGGGAGAAAGTTGAACTAAAATACATCAAGCTGGCCAAGACCTTTTTAGGGCCGTCAACTCCGTTTGTCGATTTTTTGAATAAAGAGGTGATTGTAGGTGGAACACATACAAGCGGCACTCCAGGCAGGATTCCAGGGGGTAGAAACGCACTCGATGATTTCGACGACGACGGAAACTATATTGGAAGTGGGGCAAGTGGTGTTGAGCAGTGACGATAGGGTTTTGAATATTTCAGGATGCCCTGCGGATGTGGCATGTGAATTTTGCGGAGAAGTCAGATACACAAAAGGGGTGGTGTTAAGAGTAGCAAGCCCAATAGCAATTTTATGGCTCCCAAGCGGAGCTGACCCCTGCGCTTGCCCAGAAGGCAAATTGCATCATGAAACACTGAAGGACGAACTAGAAAAAAAACGTGAGGCAGCGCAAAAAAAAGAGTCCGTCAAAGAAATGCAGAAACGTGTCAGTAAGCTTATCGGGGAAAGCGGAATGGCAGAGCGGTTTCTACAAAAAACTTTTCACTCTTTTGTCGCCGATACGCCAGAGCGCAAAAAGACTGCTGCCGCTGCTATGGCCTATGCCAGAAATTTTGAAAGACTTATACCAAAACGCGGAGAGGAGTTTCTTGGACGCAATGGTCTTGTTATCTCCGGCACCAAGGGAACCGGAAAGACCCACATCGCGGCTGCTATAGCAAATTATCTGCTAAACAAGGGGATAGCGGTTATCTGCATGACGGAACGCAATTTGCTCGGGGAAATACAGCACACATACAGTAACAGCGTTTTTCTGGGCGTGGGAAGGAGTAGTGAGAGTATCATACGAAAGTCCTACGAAATGGTTCCTTTGCTTATCATTGATGATTTAGGAAAAGAAAGACCCACCGAATGGACGCTTGCTACTCTCTACGCAATTATTGACGGACGATACGCCAAAGGGATGCCGACCATCATAACAACGAACTACGACAAGGAAAGTCTTATCAGTAGACTAACCCCAGCCGGAAGTGACAAAGTCACGGCAGACGCTATCTTAGACCGTCTGGACGAGATGTGTGACAGTATTGGCACAATAGGGGAGAGCTGGCGTTCTAAATTATGATTTCAGAGGAGGAACACAGATGTTGACAGCAGAAGGCGGAAAGGTGCTCGCACCGGAAAAACTCAGGATATCCAATGAGAATGACCGTTTGGTCGTCGCGGCTATCCTGATTAAAAATGGTTATCGAGTCGAGCAAGCAAAAGAACGACAACCTGGGAAAAAAATGATGAACTATGTCCTGATTATTAAGGATGTAGTAGGGAGGACTTGATGAAAGTAAAGTTTATTGTGTTCGGCTCCCCACAGGGAAAAGCTAGGCCGCGTTTTGTCAACCGGGGAAAATTCATGAAAGCTTATACCCCTGATGCGACAGTTGACTACGAGAACCAAATACGAGCGGAGTTTTATCGTCAATGTGGAAAACGTCGGTTTGGTGACAATGACATGCTGGATATGCGAATTATGGCTTACTATTCGATACCGGCAAGCACATCTAAGAAAAAGCAGAAAGCAATGGAAGAGGGTGAGATGCGTCCAACAAAAAAGCCCGACTTCGACAACATTGGTAAGGTTGTCGCCGATGCTCTCAACAGCATAGCATACCGGGACGACGCCCAGGTAGTGGATTCTCAGATAAGGAAATTTTACTCTCGAAATCCGCGCCTAGAAGTAACTATTCAAACTGCATCGAAGCGATAGGGCAATAAAAGCCCCAGAAAACCGAAAGGAGCAAAAAAATGATTATCACTCAACCTAAAGAATTTTGTTTGACCATGGAGGACGAGACGTTGTCAACCATGAGCACAAGAGGTAGCGAAGTTGCCGAGATGGCAATAAAACTCAAAATAACTCTCAGAAAAGACAGCACGATAGGGAATCAAATGCCCAGGGATATTGTTGTTCCGAAATTCGACCACAAAGTAAGCTCTGTCGTACAGACGAAATCAGAAGTTTCCGGCACTTTGGGCGGAAATTATGAACTTGTGTGGGATGGGACTCAATGGGTTATGCGAGAAGTCGTTGACCCGCAGCAGACTATTTTTGACGTTTATCCGCACGACGAGCAAGCCGACTATAGCGAGCACGAACATGGTGGACAGCCAGCGTTGACAAGAGTCGAGATTTTAGGACTCTCGGATAAGGGCGGCTTGGCTGAGGTTGATACGTACACATACGACAATCCGAGTGACGATGAGGTAAGCCATGAACAAGACGAATATTGAGTGGTGTGATTATACCTATAATCCCGTCACCGGATGCTTGATGAGATGTGGGTACTGTTACGCCAAGTCTCGGACGGTACGCTTTCAGGGTTACGAACAGAATGGGGAGATAACCGTACATAACCCCCATTCGGGTCTTGCTGTACTGGAGGAGCCACTACGCACAAAAGACAGGTTTGACAATACGCGTATAGCACCGTTCCCGTATGGTTTTGACCCTACTTTCTACAAATACAGACTAAACTACCCAGCCAAACACAGAACCCCGCGAACAGTTTTTGTTTGCTCCATGGGTGACTTGTTTGGACCATGGGTGCTGGACGAAGTTATTGAGGCGGTGTTCGAGTCTTGCAAGACAGCACCATGGCATCAATACATGTTTTTGACCAAGAACCCCGGCAGATACATGGAACTTGTAGCTGCCGGAAAGTTACTTGCCGGTGACAACATTTGGTATGGCTCCACCGTAACAGGGCTAGAATCATCTTTCTTTGTAACAGAGAGATACAACATATTTTTGAGTATGGAGCCCCTACTTGGGCCGCTCAACCCAATAGATATTGCCCAGCGCGGAATAAAGCTAGTCATCATGGGCGCGGAAACAGGCAGTGCAAAAGACAAAATACAGCCGGAGCGAGCATGGATTGAAAATGTTGTCAGCTCTTGCCGTGCGGATGGGATTTCGGTCTTTATGAAGGATAGCCTCAAGCCGTTTTGGGATGGGGACTTTATGAGGGAGCTGCCCTGGAAGGAGAAAATGTGA